TTTGCCGTTGAAGTTAAACTAAATTCTGATTCTGCACCGTGCATTGATTGTCCAGTAGTTGGTCAAATATACCATTCAATACTTGTACCAGGTAATTTCATTGTTTGAACACCTGATAAATTCATTACATCATATTTTCTATTTTGTGTTGCAGTTACAGTATTAGATCCAACATCACCAGTAGCAGTTGCTGTCCCAGCTGTTGTAATATCATAACTATCTAGGGTTACATTTGAAATACTTGTATATGTTCCATTTAAATCAGTATGAGCAATACCATTATAGGTACCAGCCGACACTCCTGCAATGGTCACATTATTTGATGTGCCGTGCATTCCGTGATTTGGATGATAAACTCTAACTACACCTGAAGCATTTGTTGTTCGTAATGGATTAAGTTTAAGTGTTCTAGCAGGTAAAGTATTATTTGTCAACATAACATCTCCAGTTACATTTTCAAATTCTGCTCTCTTCAATGTAAATTTAATATCTTCGTTTTGTTCAGTTGTCCAAGTCACACCATTTTGTGATTTAAACATTACACCAGCATATGGTTGTGCTGATATTGTTCTATCTGAACCTATTACAGTTTCTCCCAATCTACCAACATAACAATTGTAATCAGTTGAGTTTGCCATTAATACAAAAGAATATTCTGTATTTTCTTGTACATAAACAGGACTTGCAAAAGTAAATGTAGTTTTAACTGTTGCGTCAGCACTTATATTAACTGAAGGTGGATTTAATGATACTTCACTAAACGGTAATATATTTTGTCCTGGATAACCATTTACAGTATTTCTAATTTGTAAAGTTAAAGGTACATTAGCGTCTTTAGAACTGAAAAATAAATCCATAGATGTTAAGAAAACACCTCCAGCGTCATCAATCATAAATGTTTGTGCTAATGGATCGTGATAACCAACTTGTCTAGCTGCCCCTCGTTGGACATCCGTTCTAGTTACATTTTCTGTTTCATTAGTTGCTCTAAATTCTATAGCAGCTGTTCTTGTAGAAATAATTGTATTTTGTACTGTTTCTATAATACCTCTAGCAATATATTCAGCATTAGCAGCTGTATCTGGTGCTTGTGTTAAAACGTTTGTAGATGAACTTGTTAATCTAAAAATTCTTTGACCTGTTCGCCATCTTGGATTTGAATTTACTTTTGGATCAGGTATTGCAAAAGTTCCCGTTACAGCACCGTTAGCATCCGTGACAAGATTACCACCTAAAGAACCACCATCTGGTGTTATGTAAGTAGATATATCATCACTATCAAAGAAAGCATAAACTCTTGTATTTGGTCTCATTCTTGTAGCAGTAAATGATACTGTTCTACTTCTAATAAACGGAACAAATGCTACACTTATAATTCTATCACCAATACTATTTGTTATTGTTTTTGGAACTATTACTTGTCTAATTCCTGCTCTTGTTCTTGTTCCAGTTTGAGTAGTTGTTTGGATATCTCTTTGCATTACTCTCCAACCGTGACCACCTCTTTGTTCAAAATTTTCTGTAGTATTAGTTGTTGATGTTCCAGTCCAATTATTTGTCCACTCGTTCCATACTGTACCTATCTCTACTTCTTGAAGATTTGGATTACCAGAAACAGCAACTAAAGTATCCCAAGTACCATCATCATTTGTAATTGTTAATTCTGGTGCTCTTTCTGTTTCTTTCCATTCATCATTTGCTGGTGTTAATGCAATTGAACCTATCCAAGTAAATATTCCAAATGGGTTAACATTAATTGATTTACTTGCATACGGTTGAGTTATTAAAGCAGTTTCACTATAAGGTAATGTAATTAAATCTCCAGTTTTTTGGTATTGTCCATCCGTTCTATCAGCGGCAACAATAGCTGTACCATCACCATCACGTTCAATAAGTTGAATAGCATCCTCGTGGAATGTTGGTCTCATTTCACCTTTCGCCATATCCATTGAAACTTTATAATCTACATTTCCTGGGTCACCTATTGCGTGTCCTGTAAAATTATCTACAACAAATCCATTTTTAAATCTATCAAATCCATCAGCGTCTTGTATTTGTAATGTTTGAGCAGCAACTTCTAATAAAGACAATTGAGTATAATATTCAACATTTGTTATTCTTCTTTCTAAATGTCCAATATCTCTCATTGTATATCTTCGGTTGTCAACTGTTTCTATACTAACATCAGCTGTATCTAATCCATAACTTGGTAAAAATAAAGTGTACATATGCATAGCATTATCTAAAGAACCAGGAACATCTGGTGTTGCTGAACTTGCACCACTCAATACTTGAAATTTTCCAGCTGAATCTAAATATATTTTATCAACTCTTTGTAAATAATATTCAAAATCGGATGTTATGTCTGTACCAAATTTAACTGAATCAACTGTAGAAGCACCTACACCGTCATATGAACGGTCTTGGCTACCTGAATTTATTGTTGAAGCGTCATCAACTCTTGGTCTGAAATCTAAAGTATCTCTTAATTCAAATCTTTCATTAGTTGTTGATGATTCGTATGCTGGTATATTTTCATAATCAACAATACCTGAATAAGAGTCTACATCAAAATAATCTCCAGAACCGTGAGAGAAGTAATCAAAATTAACTAGTAATCTTCCTGTTGGTGTTAATGCACCATTTTTTAATTTAATTCTTCCAATGTCATAGAAGTTATCTCTTTGTCCTGTATCTAAATCAAATCTATCTGTAATATCTGTATCACCAGCAATAGCATTTGTAGAAAAATCTGCTGCCATATAAATGTTATTAATTTTATAAACATCTGCTCTACCTAATCCACATACACCAGATTCAACAGTTGCTTGTGTAGCAATTTGTACTGTTTGTGCTGAATTTAATGTTTTAGTTTTAGAACTTGCAACTGAACGATTAACTGTTGCTAATATTTTTACTTTATGTCCTGCATAATTAGTACCAAAATTTAATGTTAAAGTTTTACCAGTTGGAGAACCTGCTAAAGTAAATATTGTTTGTGCTAAATGGTTACTACCACTTAAACTTAATATATCTGATACTGCACCAGCACTACCACCACCAGTTGTCATAATAGAAACAGTAAAGTCTGATTCTTTTAATCCACTAAATGTTTCATTTGTTCCTGCTGTAATTGAAGCGTCACCATTACCTGATAATGTTGCTGTGAAATGTCTTCTAATTGCAAAATTTGTATCTGTTATTCCTGAATTAACAGTTGTCTTTAATGTCTTAATAGTTTCATAAGGCATTTTAAAGATAGAAATATTTTTACCTGGTTCTTTTACTGCACCACGTCCTCTAGTAAAAGATGATTTGGTAACATCAGCACCTGCACCTAAAGTTACTGCAAAACTTGTATCATTAATAACATAGGCTACTTCATTTGTTTCTGCAAGAGGAGTATTTGTTATATATGTAATTTTATCTCCAATTTTTAATTCATCTGTAAATCTTGTACCAAATCCATTAATTATTGTTCCTGCACCTGCGACAGATAGTGTACCTGTCATACTAACATTATCTCTCACTACATCCGCAACATACCCAGGAGAACCTGTCATACTAATTGTTTTAATATCAGAAGAACCATAAACTATTGCCGCTTTACGTCCTAAAACATCTGCTTGTAAAGTTGCTGTATTACTTGAAGTTCCACCTGTAATTATTTCACCTGGTGTAAATGAACCTTGTACATTTGAAGCTATTACAATTCCGTGTGCTGTTGTTCCACCTGTACCTGGAGTTGTACAATTAACAGGAGTTGTTCCATCTTCTTTGTATAAATTATAATCTGTAGAATTAACTACTCTAACTGTAAATACTCCACCAGTAGTTACAACTGAATCAATTGCCCAAGAACTTCCAACACCTGCAATAGTAACTTGTTGTCCATCTAAAAAATTATGGGGACTTGCGTGTTGAACTACGCAAGGATTTGCTTGAGTTATACTATTAATTGTTGCCGTTTCTGTTGTTGATATTGATTGAACAACACCAGTTGCACCAGAAGTGCCACCTGTTACAGTTTCACCAGTTGTAAAAGCTTGAGCTGTTAATATATTTAAGTGAGTATACGTTTCTACATCAAATAGATAATGTTTAAAAATAGAACTTGTTAAACCACCACTTGAAACAATATTATTTACAGCAGTACCAGATGAGTATTCAAATCCTCTTGACTTTGCTCTTCCTATTTGAGTAATACTTGAACCTGCTGCTGTATTAACTACACCTCTAACAGCAGTTGCCGTACTATATAAGTCAAGACTTTTATATGATTCTATATCACCTGTTACAAAACCAATATCTGGTGTACCATAAACGTTAGTTACGTTTAAGTAATTACCTAAATCAAATCTAGTTTTAAAGTTTGGTTCTGTATCAAACTCTCTTGCTTTATCTACATCAACAAAAGTTGTTCCTAATTTTTCTATTTCATAACCTTTAACATATGCTTTTCCTGGAGCTAAACCTATTGCAAGTTTAGATGAATCACCACCTGCACCTGAAGCGTAAATACCTCTATTATTTCCTGATAGTAAATGTTCTCTTATATCTAATTCAAAACCTTTAATAATATAATCTCCTGACTCATCATATGTTCTACGAGCAAAAGTATCTTCTAATACTCCATATTCTGTATTTCTAACTCTATTCTGTAAAATACCTTTTGATAGTCTTAATAATTCTATGAAATTTTTATCATCTGTAGCTGCTAAAGTTTTCTTTTGAAGTGTTAAATCAATTTTAAATCTATGAGCACCAGGAGCATTTTGATTTGATGTTCCTTGAGCATTATCATTTAAACTTCCATCTTCATTTGGAGTTACAAAAGATTCTGTAACTAATAAACCAACTCTATATGAAGGTGTGTTTGTATATTTGTCTAGTACTACTGTTTGTTGTAAAACTTCAACGTGATATCCATTAATATAATAAACTCCTTTTTGTACTTCAGCAGCGCAACCTTTATGTGTTGAAGCAACAGTCGCTGTAGCAGCCAAAGAATTAATTGTACAATCTAAAATTTCTGTATCAGAAAAGGAAGTTGATGTATTATCTGTTCCAGTTTTTGAATATTTTACAAATAATGTATCTGGATCAGTTCCATCAGCTACAGATACACCTATAACTTTTGCAACAAGACCTGAAGTTGCACCTGTTACTTCTAATCCATTATAATCTGCTAAAGTTGAGTTTGATTTTGCTGAAAGTTTTACTGAAGTGTAATTTAAGTCGTACCCGATTTCTCCAGGTATAACCATAGCACCTTTTTCAAATAGATGGTCACTAACCCTTTCTACTTGGTTTTGTAATTGCGTCTGTGATTGTGTTAACTCTCTCGCCTGTACAGCAAATGCTGGTCTGAAAAGAACTCTATGAAATTTTTTATTTTCATTAAAGTCATCATAATAGGGCGATAAGTTAAAATCTGTTGGACTTGGCATTTAACTCCCCTAAAATTCTATAATCAATTTGATATTTTCGGTTTGGTCAGCAGCTCTAGTGATTGGCGCTCTATTTTCTACATAAACTATTTCACCTGAACCGTGGTCAATTTCCGAACTAGAATATCCGTTTGAAAATGTTTGACTATTAACTGTACCTGTTGTCGTAGCAGGTGTTAAAGTTGCGTTTGTATCTGCACCAGTAATAATATTTGTGCCACTAAATGCTGTCTGATTACCGTTAGTATCTACTCCCTCATCATTGTGTCTTGGTTGAATATAATATAATATTTTATTTGTTGGATCCCACTCTACAACTTTTCCAACTGCACCTGTGCTTGCTTGTGAAATTTTTTCGTCAACTGAAAATGTTAAATTACTGGACGCACCAACAACGGCACTTGTTGCTCTCAATGTAGCAGCAGAAGCAGCAGTACCACCTGATTTCGGGTCTCTTATTAAACTTACTTTTCTAAAATCATTTGCAACAGTTACGTCACCTGAATTAGCTGATTCTGTTCCTTCTAAACTTGTATTCAACATAACAAAAAATCCACCTAACTCTTGTACTGCATTAAATCCGTGTCCACCTTTTGGTTCAATCATACAATCTAATTCTGTACTAATTAATGCACCACCACCAGCAGCATTTATATCTGCAAGTTTAATATATGCGTAAGTGTATCCTGTTCCTGGAGTAGTTACGGTTACCGCTGTAACTGCACCTGAAGCAATGGTTACTGAACAAACTCCACTTGATCCATCTCCTCGTATTGGAACACTTGCGTGTGTTCCATCTGTACCAGCAGAACCCGCTGTTTTAATTTTAATTACATTGATTGCACCATCTACAGCAGCAGCATTAACTGTTCCATTTGTACCAACTGCCATAAAATCTACTGATAAAAATTCTGCTTGTTGAGCAGCAGTTAAAGTGTAAATATATTTCCACTTGTATCCATCAGCAGTTGCTAATATTGTTGTTGATGTTCCTGTAGGTTCTACAGTTGAAGTACCACCGCTATTATTATCTAAACATTTGTAAACATTTCTAGCAGCACTTAATACATAAAAAGTTGCGTCATATAAAGTAACAGCACCACTATTTGAAGTTTGTGCTGTTGTTGTTCCAGTAATGTATTCTCCATAATCGTGTCTGTAATAATCATATACAGTAGCAGTCGTCCAATTTCTTCTAGGAATTACAAATCCAGCATTTGTACTTGCTACTTTTTTACAAGCAAGCATATCATCATATGTAAAATTTTGTGTATTTTCGTTGTCTGCAGGAGTCACAGGTAATGCGTCTGTTCCTTCATTATTTGTTCTTCCATCTCCTCTTGTAGAAGTCGCAAATGGTTGAGGACGTCCTATACCTAAATAGAAAGTATTTCCTGACGCTTCAGTAAACGCTTCTTGGAATTGTTCCGAGTTGTGTATTCTGAATTTATTTGTTATAATTGCTGGCATTCTTATTTCCTTTATCTATATTTATACAAGTTTTCTAATTAGTAATTAATTCCTATTCCGTGGAGTTGTGTTTCTTTAGTAGTATCTGTCTGGTTCGCCCAAACAGCTTTGTAAATAACTCCTGTGCCACTTGTACAAGTTGTTTCTCCTAAACGGACTTGTTTAACACCAGTACTATAGACTGGAGTAATAGTATCATAACTTACCGCTTCAGTCCAATTTGAACCATTATCACAACTGAAATATATCTTTAAATCCGTTCCGATAACTCCTGTTCCAATACCATCTTTATAAAGCATTGTTCCAGCTACTTTTGTTTTAGCTACATCTACTGTATTAGCTGATTGAATTAATGTTCCTGTAGCTGTTGATGTTGTACGTTCTTGTGGAGTAAAAGTTGTTCCATTAGGATACCTACAATTATTTGATATTCTCATTTCATCTAAATAACCGTTAAGAACACCATAAGAGTCAGTATAAGCTCTTTTACTTATCCATACTTGACCACCTAAAGCACCAGTCATTAAATGACCACCAGAAGAAGTTGGTACAGAAGCAGAACCATCTTGTACACCATCTTTATAAAATCTTATTGTACCTCCATCTCTAACTACTGCCATATGATACCATTGACCTGTTGACATAGCAGTACCAGATTCAAAAGCAAAATCATCTGCTGTTGTTGTACTATTTCTATGATAAACATTAAATTTTTGTTTCATTCCTGCATTAGGACTAATACCCCAATGCCAAGCACCACCAATATCGGTAGCATCTGTTTTTGCTTGGTTGAATATATCATATCCGTGTGTGCCTGTATTGACGTTCATATATATCCAAGTTTCCATAGTCCAATCACCTGTTCCCCAAATCCAATCATCACTATCAGGCATTGATAAAGAGTCATCTGAACCATCAAAGAAAGCAGAAGCACTTCCAAATTTTTTCTCTCCTGTATTTGTAGTAGGTTGATTACGTCTAGTTATTGTTCTATTGTGTGAAGAACTATCTGTAAATACTGTTCCAGCATTAGCTCCATTATAATGTAATAATGCTAAAGTATTAGCATCGCTTACCCATTCGTCAACAGTTGTTATAGCAGTTGTTATATGACCACTAACTCTATCTACATCTGTTTGTGTTCCTAGATTTGTGTCATCTGAAAACGTATCTATAAAAGTATTAGGCAAATTGAAAGCAGCAGACGATTCGTTTGTTGCTTCTCTTAAAGCCAAAGCTGTTACATCATCTTTAACTGGTTGCACACTTGCACCTAAAGTTAAAGGTGTGCCATCTGCATTTACATTGTTAGCTCTATTTCTTGTTCTAATTCCCATTTTATGATCCTAAATATCTTATTACTATTTCTGCACTATTGGCAGGTGCTGTTATAAAAGTTAATGTTGTTCCAGCATATGTATAATCGTCTGTTGGTACTAAACAAATACCATTTACAAATACTAAAATATTATCTACAGTTCTACTACCAAGAATTGTAAATCCTGTTGTTGAACCATCACCTACGTGTGATTTATCTGTTGTGAAAGGTGTAGCTGAAGCGGCAGCTGTTGGTTCAAATTTTGTAGTTGAAGAATTCCAAGCCAATACTTGTCCATCAGTAATTCCTGTCATACTTACATTTGAAATATCATCAGCACTAGAATTTTCTGTTAACATTTCAACCCAACCTGAAGTAGTTGCTATATAAGGTTTAAGTGTTGTTTCATCTAAAGCAGGTGTACCTGAATAAGTAGTTGAATTAGGAAAGGCTGCTAAGTTTACGTGATTAAATCTTATTGCTGAATTTTGTCCACTAACTGTTATATAAGCAGAACCTATTAATGATAAACCATTTACTGTTGAAGCAGTTGATCCTAATTCAATTGCTGTAGAACCAATAGTAACTGAATTATTTGCTAAATTAGCATTTGAAATTCCAGCAGTACCACTTAATTCTGAATTTGTAAGTCCTCCAGCTGTTAGTGTAACAGTATCACCACTTACAACTGTTGTTATACCAGTACCACCAGATATTTTAAAAACATCTCCTTGTGCTATGGAAGAAGTTGTTGATGTATCATCTGCAATATTGAATAAAGAACCTGTAATTACAGGAGTTAAAATAGTTTTATTTGTAAGGGTTTGAAAACCTGATAATGATACTACATCACCTGTTGGTGTGTTAATAACTGGACTGTCTAAAGTTTTATTTGTTAAAGTTTGTGTTGCAATTTCTGAAACTAAAGTTGAATTACCGCCTTTTGGTAATAACATTGTGTTAGTTTGACCCGAACTATGAGGTTGTGCTGTTATAGTCTGTCCGTGTGTATTAGCATCACAATTTAGTGTAATTTTTGCGTCTTGGGAAGAACCATCACCTCTAATTACTAAATTAGCAGTAACAGGTTCTAACTCCATATCACCAGAATCGTTTATCAATTTACCACCAAGAGTAGCAGTAGTTAAAGTTTTACTTGTAAGAACTTCTACACCAGAAAGTGTCGCAAAATCATCACCTGACAAAGCAGTATTAAATTGTGCTGTAGTACCTGTAATGGTATTAGTTGCTAAATCAATTGATTTATTTGTTAATGTATCTGTTGATGTTTCTGTAAGAACTGTAGCGTCAATATCAAAAGTTAAAGTATTACCAACTAAAGTAGTATCAATACCAGTACCACCTGCTAAATTAAGTAATCTATTCTGGTCTATAGTAGTACCGTCACCTAGAGCAGTATAAATTTCATTAAAGTTATCATTTATAATACCACCACCAACACGTAGGTTACTACCTGTTCCGTCATTAGCTGCTGATCCTATATCTATTGATTTTTTTGCCATTTCTTCCTTAAATTACTTTACTATTTATAATCATTTACGGTGTTGTATCATCAAAAGTTGGTCCTGTTTGAGAGAAGTTAGTTACTGTATTACTAAACTCATTATTACTATAAGTTAAGAATGAAGGAAACGCAAGAGCCATTTTAACTTTCTGTCCTTCAGGATGAGAAGACATTAGGAATACTCCACCTTGACCATCTAAACTAGTTCTTGTTCCAAATATTTTTAAATTATTTAATTGTTCAAACGTATGTCCTGTACCACCAATTGAAGTATTAAATATAGTATTTGCATACTTATTAAGTGTTCCCCATTTTGGTCCAGCATATGCGTAACCAGCTTTAACAAATTGACCACCTATTGTTGCCCTTTTTCTACTCAAATAATCTATTGTTAATCCAGGTCTTGTTAAAGTTAAATCTCTTTGATTTGCTTCAAAATGTTCATTTGTATTATGGTCTAAATCAATAGCTCCTGGTTCAAGAGGTTTTGCTCTTAAAGATGTTCCATCATCTATCGTTCCTAATCTTCTACCAAATATCACCGAGAATAAAGTATTAAGAATTGCAATTAATGGTATTTCAACTTCTGTTCTACCAGAAACAGCACCAACTAATGGTAGTGTTCCTCTAACATCTAGTTGTGAAGTAATATCTACTTGACCTGTAAAATAGAATCCTGCTGTATGCATTGTCTTTTTAAATGCGTCCCGCCATACTGCAATAGAACTAGCAACTTTTAATACATAAGAAAAATCTTGATAGTATCTACTATCTTGTACTTTCATTGTTACTTCAGAAAGTTTACCATCTTCATTAATAAATTTACCATCTGTATCTGAAACTGAAACTACATCAACATTTGCTGTTGCAACATCAATTTTACCAATAGTTCCTGACCCACCTGAATCTGCTGATAATAATTGACCTTCTGTAAATGCACCTGTAATACTTTTAATTCTTAATACATTTGTAGAAGTGTTATATGAAACAATTGTTCCTTGTCCACCTGAAACTGTACAAGATTGCCCTACTGTAAATAGACCAGTAGCACCTGTTAATACACAACTGTTATAAAATTCTAATACTGGAGGACTAGGAGCGTCTTGATATTTTTTTCCTAACTCAATTGTTTTTAATGCAATAATTCTTCCAATTTCATCACCCCACGCCTTTACACTTCCAGTTGAACCGCCTGATGATGTTATAGTTACGCCAGGTAAAGAAGTATATCCTGTTCCATTATAAATTAAAAATATCTTTTCAATTGTTCCTGTGCCTGTTCCTAATTCTTGCATAATACTATTACCAAAATATGGGTCTGCTGCCATAGTACCATCTTCTAAAACTATTTGGTCAGAATCTTCACCTGCAATACCACCATTAATAACTCTTACAAATCCAGCAGCATCCCTTCCACCTGTTCCAGTATTATCAAATACTAATTTATCACCGACTTCATAATTTATTCCTTTATTATTAATTACAATATCTGTTATTCCACCAGAACCAACTTCATCAATATTAAATATAGCACCAACTCCACCTGCAATAACTTTAATTGTATCAGTAGTTTCATTTAATGCACCATCATTTGTAAGTGATTTTGTTCCTGGTATTCCTGTTATAGTTGCTTTAATATACCAATCGTCTTCATCTGAAGCAGAACCTTGTAGTTGTTCTCCAATTTGAAATGTGCCTTGAATAGAATCACTATTTAAAATAAATTCTGTAACTGTATCTGCACCTATTTGAAAATTGGTAACATTTTCAACAACTGCATAGGCACCACTATTTGCACCTGTAATTGTTCTTCCAACTAATTGTGCTGTATCGCCAATATCAGCAATAGCTCTTAAAACTTTTAATGTATCATACTTACCATCTGATATTCTTAATATTTGTTCTCTTGGATAAAAGGTTTGTGATTCTTCATTGAATAATATTCTAAAAAATATTTCGTGTCCTCTATTCGTTCCTTTTGAACGATAAAGTGATTTAACATTTTTTATAAGACTTCTTTTGTCAACTTGATTTGCTAATGTATCTGGTAGTGTTGCAAGAAACTCATCTCTAAAATTTGATAAGAAATTACTAATTACATTATCTGGATCTCTAAAGTTAACTAGGTCAGCAATATTATTTACTGGATTGGGTTTATAATTATTTATTGTTGCATAAGCATTTGAACTACCACCTACAATTATTTCACCTGTTATAAATTTACTATTAGCACTTATGAATAAACGTTTAGTATCTAAATCTTCTGTTAATACAACAGCAGTTGCACCAGAAGTTTGTCCTGTAATTGTTTCACCTCTTTCAAATTTTCCATATTCAGTACCAGAGTAAATTTCAAAAATAAGTTTATCACCTGCGTCAAGTGATGTTCTTGCACTACCTAAAGCACTTGCATTTAAAACTAAATTATTTGCTTGGTCTGTTTCTGTTTCTAATAAGATACCTTCTGTAGATTTAACAGAAGTTACTGATAACTCAGCGGACTCTAGTAATTGGTAATAGACTTTAAGAAATTCAGCAAACTTTGGATGTTCACTAACTACGAATTCAGGTAGTTGACCAGAAAGTATTGTAGAAATCTTATCATTAAATTTTGCCATTTGTCATTAGTAACTGGAAGTAGTTGTGTAGCCCACACCTGCCTCAGCACTTCCTCCTACAAAACTATCAGCGGCAACTGTTATACTTGAATTTGCAACATCAATTTCTATAATTTGGTCTCTAACTGGAACAACATCATTAGAAGTTGGTGTTACTTTTAATTCAACTACTGTTGAAGTTGCGCCTCTAATATTTGATATAGCAGCAATGTTCATTGAATTAAGTGTTATTGCACCTGTGGCATAATCAATAGTACCTTGCGTTGAATTTAAATAAGATTTTACTCCACTTGAATAAAAAAATAAACGAACATTACCTGCGCCATCATCATCAAAAAAGCATTCGTTATTATTACCATCTATTTTAAATCCTGATGAACTTAATATTCCGCCTGTAGTTGCCATATGTCCTTCGTGTGGATTATATAATGCATTTCTAAAATAGATACTATATTTTGCTGATGTATTAATTATTGGTTGAAAATCTTTTCTAATTTTAACAGTTGTTATGTTTGATAAAATACTATCATCAGCACTATCAATCAAACCTGTAACTTTTGAATATCTGAATACTGAATCAAACTTTTGTAAAGTAGAAGCATTATAAGATGTTAATGTAGCAATTATATCTGCCTTTAAAGTATCAGCAGTTTTTGCTGTTGCCTTTGCGTCAAACTTAACATTTGAAGTAATTAATACAGAAGTTGTTTCTGGATCTTTTATAATTGGTCTTACTGAAGCAACGTTATAAGGTTTTAATTGAGTTACAATTTCTTCTTTTGTTGTATCTGTTAATGTTGAACCTGATTTTGCTTTGATTGAAATATTTACTACACCATAAGTTGGAGTTTCATCATCTTCACCACCCCACGCACTTACTGATAATGCATTTGGATAAATTGATTTAACTATTGTTTCATAATCAGTTGCTGTAACTGCTCTATCTTGAGCACCATATTGTAAAGGTGCATTAAATTTTATTGAGTCATTTGTTTCTGCTATTGCACCACCTGAAGAATTTGATTCAGTTGTTATAGTTACGTTTGTAAATCCACCAACATTTCCTGATAATGAAAATTTTGAAGCACCATTTGAATCTGGTGCATTAGTTACAATATATTCTAATATAACAATATTACCATCTGCAACTGCTTTACCCAAAACACCATCACCAAAATAAACTTCAAAACGACCGCCTTCAACTTCTTGTAAAAAGTAAACTTTAGATGTTGAATCTAATGCTGAAATACCAGTTGCTAGTGCATAAGTGTTTGTTGTTGAGTCTGAAGAAGATTCTTGAACTTTAACAGTCAATGTGGTTGTATC